GAGCCATACACATACAGAAGCTTATTGTTTATGGTATGTCGGCAAAAGATATAGAGTATTTGCTATGCAAACGGGCTGCGGTGTTGATTCTTCAACTTATGCTGCTGCTTACGCTAAAAACTTTAAAAAACAAGCCATAGGTTGCTCAGTAGTACTTAATAATGGTACACTACCCATAAATCTTTTAATGCCCTTATAATGAAGCTAAACGACAATACAAAGCTATCTATACTTTATTTCTTAATTATAGTTATAGTTCTAGCACTTTCTCTTTAATTTTCTTGTTAACAATTAAATTGTTGATAACTTTGTAAATAAAGTTGTGAGAAACAATTTTTTTATATATCTTTGCCCTGTTTAACTAAATAATTTTAAAAATGAAAATAACAAACAAACACACAGGTTTTAGCTTTAACCTTTCAGAAAAACAAGCTGCTGACTTCTTTTATTGCAAGAACGCAAAAGGAGAATATATTAATAAATCAGAAGATTATACAATAGAAGATGAACGTAACGAAATAAGCACGTTTAAATTTTTTATAGCTATGGCAGGTTTAGTTGCTTTAACTTATTGTAGTCTTTATTTATACTTTCAATGGAATTACTAATTTGCGAAGATTACCACTTCTATAACAACGGAGTGTACAAAACAATTTCTAAACTATCACCTGATGGTTGGTTTTCAGATTTAGAAAAAGTAGAGCCAAGTATTAGAATATTTGGAACTAGAGAACAAGTAGATGAAGCTTTTGAAACTTATGAAAAACTAACAGGACTTAACATTGATGAGTGTTATGATTATGAGAATGAAGAAAAGCTTAAAGAATATAAAGAACGATACGATAAACTAACTAATAATAAAGCATTAATAATAACGATATGAAAATAAAAGATTTAACTAAAAAACTTTCTTATAAATGGAGAGTACAATCCATTCAATACGGAAAGGCAACTTGCGTAGCTTATATAGATGCAAGAGATTGTATGGATATACTAGATGAAGTGGTAGGCGCTATAAATTGGCAAGATAAATATTATGAAGCAGATGGAAAATTATTTTGTGCAGTTGGAATATTTACAGGAACTGATTGGGTTTGGAAATCAGACACAGGATCAGAATCTAACGTAGAAAAAGAAAAAGGTAAATCATCTGATGCTTTTAAAAGAGCTTGTGTAAAACACGGAATAGGAAGATTTTTATACAGACTTCCAATTCAAAAGCTACAAACAAAAAAACATACAAACGGAAGGGAATATCCTTATGCCCCTGAAAAAGATAAGATAATATTTGATGGGGAAACTTTAACAAATTATATAAATTGGAAACTAAAAAATAAATAACATAGATTGTGGGGGGTTTAAAACCAATATTAATACTAACTCAGCGGTTATACTTTGTATATGGTTTACCCTCTCACTTTCTTTTTTAATAATTAAATAAATAAATAAATATGGAAATTACAGGAAAATTAGTAAAAAAATTAGAACAACAAGCAGGTACAAGTAAAGCAGGAAAGCCTTGGGTAAAGCAAATCTGTTTAGTAGAAACAGATGCAAAGTTTAATCCTTTTGTAGCTATTGAGTGTTTTGGAGAAGATAAGATTAAGCAAATGAACAAACTAGAAGTAGGTATGACAGTAAGTATTTTATGCAATATTTATAGTGATGAGTGGAACGGAAAATATTATAATAAAATACAGGGTTATCTTTTTACAAATCAAAGCGACAATCCTGAAATAAATAAAGCAGTTGATGAAGAATTAAAAGGTAGGATTGATATGGATAGACAAGATCAAAAATTTGTAACAACTGATGATAACGATTTACCATTCTAATTATGACAGAAGAATTAAATTTTAAAGCTATTTGCTCACTTACTACAAGAGTAATGGGGTTGGAAGAAGGTTCTCTTGCATACAAGAATAGAACTAGGAAATTACAAGCTTCAAGATCAATAGCAGGTTTTATTGGGCTAACTGAAGAAAACATATCAAGAAAAGTGGTGGCTAAAATTTTAGATAGAGATAGAACAGCAACATATCACTATGTTAGATTTCACAAAAAGAATCTTGATAAGTGCGAAATTTATAGAGATTGCTTTACTAAAATCTATAAAGAATATAAAAATATAGATGGGGAAAAAGATATTTTTGTAAATAAACGACAAATGAAAAACCACTTATTAGAAAATAATGTAAAAGAGAGTAAAAATTCAGATGTTATTTTACAAGTTATAAGTGGTGAAGTGATTTGTGATATACACACTACATATTTTGATTTTTCTAATCAAATAGAAAATATTAATATTGCATTGACAAATTATCACTTTCATATAAATATTATATAATGACAAAACCAAATTACTATGCTGTTATTCCTGCTGAGGTAAGATACAATAAAAAGCTAACACCAAATGCTAAATTGCTTTATGCAGAAATAACAGCTCTATGTAATATGAATGGTAAGTGTACAGCTTCAACTCAATACTTTTGTAGATTGTATGAAGTTAGTAGATCATCAATTCAAAATTGGCTAAAACTTTTAGAAGATAATGGCTATATAACTAGAGATGTAAAATATAAACAAGGTAGTAGAGAAATTGAGTCAAGGTATATTAAATTAGTGGACACCCCTAGTTTAAAAAACTACACAGATAATACTAATATAAATATAAATAATAATAATATTACATATAGTAATAGAAAGGCGCTTTTTAAAAAACCAACTTTAGATGATGTTAAGTCTTATTGTATTCAAAGGAATAATAATATAGATGCTGAAGCGTTTTTAGATTTTTACGAAAGCAAAGATTGGAAAATAGGTAAAAATAAAATGAAAGATTGGAAAGCTGCTGTAAGAACTTGGGAACGTAGAGAAGTTAAACCAAAAACAATGGGTAAATTACACTCACAAATAAATGAATGGCAAGAAGCTAAAAAATTACTAAAATGAAATTACTAAAACAAGAAAACTTAAAAGAGCTGACTTTAAAAGTATTAGACTTGGTTGCTAAAACAGGAGTAGAAATAGGGCATAAAACAGATAGAGAAACTCTAGCTAATTTATCTAAAATATTTGCAGAAGATTTAATAAGAGAAAAGAGATTTGGCAATATGACTTTTAACCAAGTTGTAGATGCTTTTCATCAGGGCGTTAGATTTGGAAAAGAAGAACCCTTTTTAAATATTAGAACTTTTTATAAGTGGGTGTATGCTCATAAGAAAGTAATAGATAACGCTTATTATCAGGTACATATATTAGGACAAAAGAATGTACCTTTTTATCAAGAACCAATAAAATTATTAAAATGATAGGGTGGGTATTAATCGCAGCAATAGTGCTGCATATAAACTATAAATTAAAAGAATGAAAACAAAAGACAAAGTAAGATATTGGCTAACAAAGTTTGATCATTTAAAAGATAATGATAATAAATTATGTGCTAATATTTGGAATGAAGAACTAAAAAGGTATATAAGTTTTGAAAAATCAAGCGTTAGAGATTTTCTAAGATTATATTCTTTAGGCAAACTAACCTCAGCACCTAGTATAAAAAGAGCTAGAGCAAAGCTACAAGAAGAAGAACCTGAATTAAGAGGGCAAAAATATTATATGAGAAAAGGAACATATCAGAAAGAATGGCGTAAAAAGCTAGGATATGAAACCAATAAGTAAACTAAAAAAAGAATTAGATAAGTGGTTTAGTCTTTACATAAGACTTAGAGATGCAACAGATGAAGGAATGGTACAATGCTTTACTTCAGGTAGAGTATATCACTACAAAAATATTCACGCAGGACACTTTATGTCTAGGAGATGTCTTTCTACTAGGTGGTGCGAGATAAACGTACAACCACAGTCGGCTGCTGATAATCTTTTTGCTCAAGGTGAACAGTATCGGTTCGGACTTAATCTAGATGCAAAATACGGAGAAGGAACAGCAGAAGAATTACAATTTAAAGCAAGACAAACTATAAAACTTTCTAGGATAGATTATGAAGAAAAGATAAGTTATTATAAATCGGCTGTTGAAAACTTAAAAAAAGAAAAAGGAATAGAATAATTTTTTTTATAACTTTGAAAAATGCAGACACCAATTTATTCAAGTCAAGAACACAAGTCAATAGTTGAAGTCTATATAACAATGTGTAAACAGTTTGCAGAAGAAGTAGCAAGTAAAAGTAAATACAATAATTATCTTGAGGTTGTAGATTTAATAGTTGAATATTCTAACGGATATGGATCAGGAGTTAGAGAGAATAATTTTTATGATTGGATAATGATTATTCCAATAAACCTTTCAGTAGCTACAAGTGGGTTCTTTGCAGGAGTAGAAACAAAAAGCAACGCAGCAGTAGTTAGAGCTTACAAAGTAGTGTTAGATCAAATGCTTCACGAGATAGTAGAAAAGCTTGATAAACTTAAACCTGATGATGACTAAGATTTATAAAGAAATAGCAAAACTTTCAGATAAGTTTAGAACTATGGCTTTTGGAATAACAACAGATGAAAATAAAATAAATAACGCAGTACAGGAATTAATGCTTTACTTTCTACAAATGAACCCTGATACTCTTAGAAGTATTTACGAAAAAGATGGAATTGATGGCGTTGTAAGATATGGTGCAGTTGCATTAAGAAGGGCTTTAACAAGTCCAAGAAGTAATTTTTATTATAAGTATGAAAAGTATTATACCCATATTGACAGCTCTAGTTATAATTGCAGTAAAACTTATAACAATGATTATTTGGAATTTTCTAATAATAACAACAAAAATATTACAAACATTCCTAACCAAGAAGTAGATAACACTCAATTAAAAAAGCTAGAAGAAATTGACAAAGCTTTAGAAGATGTTTATTGGTACGATAAGAAAATCTTTGAGTTATATTACTACGAGGGGAACACACTAGACTCACTCGCTGAGAAAACTAGAATAAGCAGGAATAGTATTTTTAATACAATAGACAAAGTAAGGACAATACTTAAAAAGAAACTAAGTGAAAATAACTAACGAGGACAATATGGACTTAATGTCAAGGTATAATGATAATCACTTTGACTTAGCAATAGTAGATCCACCTTATGGAATAGATGTAAACAAAATGAGTTTAGGAGATGGTGCAAAAAAGCAAAAAAGACACAAAGAGTATTTAGACTCAAAAACACCAAAAAAAGAATATTTTGAAGAATTAAAAAGAGTTTCAAAAAATCAAATTATTTGGGGGGGTAATTACTTTGATTTACCACCTACAAGATGTTTTTTAATTTGGGATAAAATACAAGAGTTTAGTGGTGCAGATTTTGAGTTATCTTGGACTTCCTTTAACAAAGTAAGTAAGGCTTTTAGAATGAGTAGGATTGAAGCTTATGGTAAAGGTACTATACACCCAACACAAAAACCTGTTAAACTTTATGAATGGCTATTAATGAATTACGCAAAAGCAGGAGATAAGATACTAGACACTCACTTAGGTTCAGGCTCTATTGCAATAGCTTGTCATAACTTAGGATATGACTTAACAGCTTGTGAGCTTGACAAAGAATATTACAATGCCGCAATGAAAAGAATAAAAGAACACCAATCTCAATTAAGGATAATATGAATAAGTTCTTTGTGCCTAATAACATCTATGAAGATAGGATAGCAATATGTAAGAATTGTATTTACTATTCTAAACTATTAGGCCAATGCAAAGTTTGTTTATGTTTTATGAAAATAAAAGCAAGAATAGCACCTATGGCTTGTCCTAAGAAGTATTGGGATAAAACAACAGAAGTAGAAGCGCCTGATGATTTGCCGCAAGAAATAATAGAAGAAATATTAGATATTTGGAAAGACTTAAAAACAGGTAGGGCAAAAGACGTAGCAGCTAAAAAGAAAATGATAGAACTATACAATACCATCTATATGACAAATTATAAAACAGGTACTAATTGCGGTTCTTGTATATCTACTTGTTATGATGGA